TTTTAAAGGTACTTTAGCGGCTCACCAAACAAACGCTGGCACTGCTGGATACGAGTCAAACATTTTTACACTTAGGGCTTATGGCGCAACCGCTGGTACTGGTGAATTTAGAGTGCTTACTGGTGGTGGCGGTGGTTCAGCGGCAAGTGAAGCCATGCGCATCGACTCTAGTGGGAATGTCGCTATTGGAAAAACACCAGAAACTACAAATTCTGGCTACACCTCTCTTGAAGTAGGCAACTTGTCTTTTCTAGGCAGAACATCGAATAACGATGTTTACATACAGAGCAATTCTCATTTTCACACTGACGGTAATTGGAAGTACAACATAACGGATGAAGCCTCTCAGTACTTCCAGTCTAGTGGAACTCATATATGGAGGACTGCTGCATCTGGTAGTGCTGATACAAATGTATCTTGGTCAGAATCCATGCGGATAGACTCAAGCGGCAGATTGTTGATCGGAACTACTGCTGGCAGCTACACACATGACAAAGGTCTTAGAGTTGTAAGCGGTGAGGTCGGGTCACACGTCTTAGATGCCGTCGTAAGTATTGAAGGCACTGGCGGAGACTTCTACCCCATAAACTTTACTGGGCCATCTAACACTGGGTTTGGGGCGCTTGCTGCGTTTAGCCCCGGTACTGATTACCTGCAATGGCAATATAGGACGGGTAGTGTCAGCACAAACATAATTAGATTTGACGCAGATGGCGATGTGGTTGTAAGCGGCGCTCTTTCTAAAGGCTCTGGTTCGTTTTGTATTGACCATCCACTACCCGCTAAGACAGAAACACACCACCTTGTTCATTCGTTTATAGAAGGCCCACAAGCTGATCTAATTTATCGTGGCAAAGTTACTTTGGTTGGCGGTTCTGCAACTGTAAATGTTGATACAGCAGCAGGTATGACTGAGGGAACTTTTGAAGTTCTTTGTACTGACGTTCAATGCTTTACCTCCAATGAATCAGGCTGGACTGCGGTTAAAGGTTCTGTGTCTGGAAATACGCTAACAATCACGGCTCAAGACAATACCTGCACCGACACTATTTCATGGATGGTTGTAGGTGAGCGTAAAGACCAACACATGATTGATACAAGCTGGACTGATGACAACGGCAAAGTAATTGTAGAACCCTTGAAGGAGAACAACTAATGGCTACATTCACTTGGGTCATCTCAACCCTTGAACGCGACCTGCTACCAGAAGACATGAACGGCGCTGTCGTGGTCGCGCACTGGCGATGCAACGCAGAGCAAACAGAAGGCACTGGCGATGACGCTGTGACCTACGACGCCACTAGTTACGGCACTTGTAGCTTCACGCCTGATCCCACCTCACCTGACTACATCGCTTACGACGATTTGACCGAAGCGGATGTGATTGGCTGGGTACAAGCTGACGTTGATCAAGACGCTATCGAAGCATCACTGCAAGCGAATATCGACGGGCAAATTACACCAGCAACCGCTAACGGAGTACCTTGGTAATGAGCGAAGAACAAAAGATTGCCATTAACGACGAAGAACATAACGTGTCAGATTTGACCGTTGAGACTCAAATGCACGTTGCGCGTGTTGCTGAAATCCGGCAAGAAATCGCACGTTTGCAAATGCAGATCAACGAGCGTCAAGTTGTGCTGAATGCTTACGGTGACGCTATCGTCAATGCAGTTAAGCCTGCTGAAGATGAAGAGCCAGAAGCAGAAGTGGCAGTTCAATGACACCCACGGAGAAAGCCATCGCGCAAATTGAAGCGCATGAGCGAGAGTGTGCGATACGCTACGAGGCTATCGAGAAGCGTCTACAATCGGGTGAAAAGCGGTTTGACCGGCTTGAAATGATGATTTGGGGGGTCTACGTCACAGTCGTTGTAGCTGTAGCTTTACCGCAATTTATGTGAGGTAAGTCCTATGGTGATCGAATCTGTCGCAGCGGCTGGGATGCTGCTGAACCAAATTAACCAAGTAATTCAACAGGTTAACGAGACAGGTTCGGGCGTGCAGCAGGCGATGGGGCTGATCTCCGATTTCGGAGAAGCCCTTAACACGTTTGAAGTAGAACGTAAAAACTCTACGTTCAAGGCTCTTAGCCAAAATGACATCCTCAAAATACAAATGCTTCGTAGGCAGTATGAGAGGCATTGGCAAAGCGTAAATGACTTGCTTTTGGTTGCTGATCCTAAGCTCTTAGAAGATTTCAAAAGGGCCAAAAAAGAACAGGAAGAAGCGCGGCAGAGGCACTTAGCGATGTTAGCTCGAAAGAAAAAAGAGCGTGACCTTCTTATTAGTCAGATCTTAGTAGGAGGAACGACGCTCCTGATTGGGGGGTCAATAGCGGTCGGAGCCATCTTTATCGTTATTCAGATATTCGGATGATGGCCTTTTTGTTAGTCGTTGTAATTAACGGCGAGCCAATACCCGATCAGTTTTACTTTCGAGACATTACACGGTGTAACACGTTTGCGTATTACATTTCGACGGGTAAAACTAAGATCAACAACCGTTACCAGATGCAGGAGAATGTGACTGCATACTGCATACCGAAACGAGTGCCAGCCAATACGAAGACGTGGGATTAGATTATGAGCAGAGAAATTTCATCAATCAGTCGCGTAGGCACTACCGAGCCTTTTGAGCTACAGGTCAAGCGCGGTCAAATCGGATGGCATGAAGCCATCTTCAAGTTTGGGTTCAACCCAGATGTTGATAACAGCTTAGAGACTGTATGGGCCGAAGGCGGACTGTATAGCTACATCGAAACCGCTACGGTGTTGAAAGTATCCAGTTCTTCCACGAATGATACATCAGCAGGAACGGGTGCCCGTACTGTTACCTTGTCTGGCTTAGATGCTAACTACGCAGAAATCAGTGAGACGGTAACGCTGAACGGGCAAACCCCCGTCAACACCACAAAAACGTACTTACGTATTAACCGCATGGTGGTAAATACTGCTGGGTCTGGCGGTCAAAATGCAGGCGTAATCTACGCAGGCGATGGCACCGTTACGTCAGGTGTCCCTGCTGAGAAGTATGCAACGATTGCAGCGGGAGACAATCAGTCACTTATGGCATTGTGGACGGTTCCAGCAGACCATACAGCTTATCTGCTTCAAAAAGACATTACTGCCGCTACGGCGCAAAACAACAAATACGCAACCATTCACCTACTTGCGCGACCTTTTGGCGAAGTGTTCCAGACGAAAGACAAGCACGTTATTGATAATGGTGTTCTGCATCAGGCTTACAGTATTCCGCTCAAGTTTGAAGAAAAGACAGACATAGAGGTTCGCTGCATTGGAGATTCTGCCGCTGCTGATATAGCGGTATCGGCAGGCTTAGACATCATCTACATACGAAACGGTGATTCTCTGTGAACGCAAAACGATTAGAAGAAGGCTCTGAATACGCCGAATACGATGCGGACGGAGACGGGATCGTATCGGATGAAGAGCTACAGACGAGCAAGGAGTTGCAAGAACTGCGACTTCAGCATGAACGAGCAGATGCTCAACGTGCTATGAGTTGGTTTGCGCTATGGGGCATGTTGCTATACCCAAGCCTTGTGGTTGTCAGTGAGTTCTTTGGGATGAATCAAGCTGCATCTATTTTGGGCGATATGGCTGCGGTCTACTTTGTGTCCGTTGCAGGCATCCTAGCTGCGTTTTTTGGCGCACAAGCATGGTCAAATAGGAAATAAATTATGAGTATTGTTGCATCACTCGTTGGGCCGGTCACTGGACTACTGGACAAGTTCATAGAAGACAAGGATCAGAAGAATGCCTTAGCCCATGAAATAGCGACGATGAGTGAAAAACACTCGCATGAGGCGCTCAAAGGCCAGCTTGAAATCAACAAGATGGAAGCTGCACATAAGTCGTTATTTGTGGCTGGGTGGCGACCTGCTATCGGTTGGATCTGTGCTCTAGGGCTGCTGTACAACACAATCATCGCCAACATAATCAGCATCTGGGTAGATGTGCCAGAGGTAGATACAACACTTCTTGTGCCCGTTATGATGGGGATGTTAGGTCTCGGAGCAATGAGAAGCTACGAGAAGGTCAATCAGGTAGCGCGGGAGAAGTAATGACTCAGCTAATAGACATGCTGAAGCTACACGAAGGTGTACGATCTAAGGTATATGTGTGTAGTGCAGGCTACGAGACGATAGGTGTGGGCAGGAACATCTCAGAGTCTGGCCTTGGTTTGTCTGACGACGAGATTGACTACTTATTAGCCAACGACGTTGCTCGTGTGAAGGGCGAGTTAGCAGACACTTACTTCTGGTTCGGTGCTTTGAACGAAGCGCGTCAAGATGCCATGATAGACATTTGTTTTAATCTTGGTCTTACCAGGCTACGAGGTTTTGTAAACGCACTTGAGGCTATGTCGCGTGAACAGTTTGACATAGCTGCTGATGAGTTTATGGACAGCAAATGGGCAACTCAGGTGGGTGATCGTGCAATTCGTGTAACGGAGATGATCCGCAGTGGTGAGTACATCTAATGCCTTTGCAGAAGTACATATTTAACCCTGGCATCAACAAAGAGGGCACCGACTACACCGCTGAAGGCGGATGGTTTGACGGTAATCTTGTTCGATTCCGCAAAGGTTTGCCTGAAAAGATAGGCGGCTGGGTTAAGTTTATTACTGATTCTTTCAATGGCACAGGCAGAAAGCTGTTTGGGTGGACTTCCTTGGAAGGCACAAAGCTTTTAGGTCTTGGCACGCGAACCAAGCTCTACATTCAGTCTGGCGCGAACTTCAACGACATCACTCCGATACGCTCTACTACAGCTGCAGGTGATGTGACGTTTGGCGCAACGGATGGATCAAGTTCAATCAACGTGACTGACACTGCTCATGGCGCAGCTAAAGGAGACTTTGTAACTTTTTCTGGAGCGGTATCACTTGGTGGAAACATTGTTGCTGATGTCTTGAACCAAGAGTATGAAATTGATTCCATTACCAGCACTAGCGTGTATGTCATCACAGCAAAAGACACATCTGGAGCGACGGTCACAGCTAACGCATCAGACAGCGGCAACGGTGGTTCAAGTGTCGTGGGAGCTTATCAGATCAATGTCGGTCTTGATGTGTTTGTTGATGGCACGGGTTGGGGTGCCGGTGCTTGGGGTTCAGGTACATGGGGTTCATCAAGCGCACTTAGCTCTTTAAATCAACTTAGACTTTGGTCTATGGACAGCTTTGGCGAAGACTTGATAGCAAATGTGCGAGCAGGTGGTATCTATTACTGGGATACCAGCGCAAAGACGCTTGGTACAGATAGGGCTGTCAACATTTCAGCTTTGTCGGGGGCTAACTTCACCCCCACCGCCGCCTTGCAAGTACTGGTATCCGATGTAGATAGGCACGTTATTGCGCTTGGCGCAGACCCAATCAATGATTCTGCAACGGCAAGAACCGGGTCAATAGACCCTTTGTTGATTGCTTTCTCTGACCAAGAGAATCCTGCTGAGTGGTTCCCAACAGCCACAAACACAGCGGGCTCCCTTCGTTGTTCTGCAGGATCACAGATTGTTGGTGGCTTGCGAGCACGGCAAGAGACACTTGTATGGACTGATGTTGCGCTCTATAGCTTGCAGTTTATCGGCGCGCCTCTCACCTTTGGTCTGAATCTAATCAACGAGGGCGTCAGTCTTATTGGCCCAAATGCTCCGATTAACACGCCTGCTGGTGTGTTTTGGATGGATAAGAAAGGGTTTTATTCATACCAAGGCGCCGTGCAGTCTGTGCCGTGCAGTGTTAGGTCTTATGTGTTTGATGACTTCAACGAAGATCAAGCGTTTCAAGTATTTGCTTTTGTGAACAAACAGTTTGATGAGGTAGGTTGGTTCTACTGCTCTGGCACGAATACGGTAATTGACCGATATGTTACCTACAACTATGTCGAGCAAACATGGGCCATAGGCAACCTGTCTAGGACAGCATGGCTTGATGAAGGTCTTGAAAGCTTTCCTCGTGCAGCAGGAAGCGATGGTACTAGCAATTATGTTTACTCGCACGAGACTGGCTTTGATGATGATGGGTCACCTATGGATAACGTCTTCATTGAAAGCGCGGACTTTGACTTGGGTGATGGCGAAGAGTTTCAGTTTATTCGCAGGTGCATACCAGACGTTAAGTTCACAGGTGATAGCGGCTCTAGCCAGACGATGAACTTTGTCATCAAAGCGCGCAACTTCCCCGGCGACTCATTAGCTACTGACCAAACTACGGCATTTACCGGCAGCACCACCAAGATTGATGCACGAGCTCGTGGCAGGCAGGCGGTTGTACGCTTTGAGTCTGATGATGACGGAACAATAGATGTGAGGCTTGGCCTTGGGTTCAGGATTGGCGGCACTCGACTAGATATTCAACCCAATGGTCGAAGATGAGTAAGCTTTTACAAGGAAGACTACCATTCATTCAAAATGGCCAGATGGTTGATGGAGCCACGTTCAATCGAACAGTGCGCTTACTGGAGTTGAGCCTTGATTCTTTTGACCCAGACGCAACGCCTTTGTTTACCAGAACGCAGCGAGATGAGCTAAAGTTCAACAGAGGCGATATTATTTGGAACACATCGATTAATGTGTTGCAGGTGTACGATGGTAACAACTGGATAAGTTTATCTCAGGAGTTGCCGTACACCACTGATCCGCTTGAAGCGACAGCACTTGTGGGCTCGGTTCAAGTGATAACTAACGGCAATATAGTAGTGAGTGTAGGTTCATGACAAAACTATGCCCAAGGGGTAAAGCAGCAGCCAAGCGTAAGTTTGATGTTTATCCATCAGCTTACGCAAATGCCTATGCCAGCAAGATCTGTGCGGGCAAGATCAAAGACCCGTCTGGTAAAAAGCGTAAAGACTTCAAAGGGCCAAAGCCTAAGAGTAGCGGCACATCTGCAGCTGCTAAGAGAGTCCGAACATCTCCTGCATCTGCAAGAGGTAGGCGAGTGGTGCGCAAAAATGCCGGTGGCTTTGTTGCCAAGAGAGCTAGGATGGCAGGCGTGACATGAGCCTACAAGATTGGTTTGGCAAAGGCCCGAAGGGCGACTGGGTAGATATTGGAGCACCGAAAAAAGACGGTAAGTTCCAAGCCTGCGGGCGTGCCAAGGCTAAAGGATCAAAGCGTAAGTACCCAAAGTGCGTGCCTAGGTCAAAAGCGAAAGCCATGACTGAGGGTGAGCGCCGTAGTGCAGTAAAGCGAAAGCGAGCCAAGCCTCAAGGCGTGGGCGGTAAGCCTACCAATGTGAAGACATTTACTTCGCCTGCTTCCGCAAGAGGACGTAGAGTGGTAAAGAAAGCCAACGGCGGTGAAGTGCGGCGTAACAATAGAGGTTGTGGCGCGATTATGTCTGACCGTCGCAAGAAGACTAAGTACTCCTGATGTTTAGACGTTACGCTGAAGAGTTTTCAAATGGTGGCGCAGTGCGTAAACGCAAGCGCGACAATATGCCAAAGCGTAATAAGAAGAATTTTCGCCCTACAAAAGAAGGCGCGGGGATGACAGAAGCGGGTGTAAAAGCGTATCGTAAGGCCAATCCTGGTAGTAAACTCCAGACGGCGGTAACGGAGGACAAGCCCACAGGTAAACGTGCGAAGCGCAGGAAGTCTTTCTGCGCTCGATCTGCTGGGCAAATGAAGAAGTTTCCTAAAGCAGCGAAAGATCCTAACTCAAGGCTACGGCAAGCAAGACGTAGGTGGAAGTGTTAACATGTCAGAAGCCACAAAACAATTAAGAGAGCTATCGAAGCAAAGAACTAAAGAAGTTCTTAATCAGCCCGGCTCAATACAAAGGTTTGCCCCGAGCCCTCTTGCACAAATAAACCCTGCCTTTGCAAGAACTGCAAGCTTTCTTCCTTCTAGTGTTGCTAATCCTTTTGCAGGTGCTCTTCAATATCAAAGAGCGCCTGGCGCCAACTATTTAAACTACGAAACAATGGGGCCAAACGTAGGCGGGCCACTCCTTCAGAATCAACCGCCCGCTGGCTTTGTGCCTCCTGGTACGCAACCTGAAGTCATTCGTCAATATCCAGACGGCACGCCTGTTGGAGATGAAGAAGATCTAGATCTTACTGACGCAACTCAAGATCAAATCTTAGAAAATATAAATAAAGCGCGCATAGCTCAGGGCCAAGAACCTTTTGAATCTATAGAAGAATTCCAAGCAGACCTGCGTCAAAACATAGGAAACATCATTGGCGGAGAGGGTGGATTCAATCCTTTCGGCGGCATGGCTGGGATGAGCCCAATGTATGCGGCTGAAGGCGGCATTGCATCACTTGAGCCACAAGGAATGTTTCTAGGCGGCTTGATGAGCGCAATAGGTCAAGGCGCTGCAGCTGCAGGAGGCGCTCTTGCTCAAGGTGCTAGTGCGCTTGGTGGTGCGGCTGCAAAAGGTTTAGGTAGCCTTAAAGATATTGCCTTGAAAGGGATGCAGAATTACAACGCGAACACGGCTGCTGGCGGCATTGGCGGTCTTTCTGGAAAGCGTATAGAAGATATGACTCGTGAAGAGTTAATCGAGTTGATAAAGACAGGGAAGAAGCCATCAGGTGGGCTTGGTGCAGATTTAAAGACTATAGGTAACGCTGTGACAGACTTTACTAAAGGAAGGCCGTCAGGTGGCACTGCTGCTTTGAATCAAATGGGCGACCTCTCCATGCTTGGATACGCTGGCGGTGGCGATGTTGATTTCCCTCGCATGAACGGTCCCATCTCTGGCCCAGGAACAGAAACATCTGATGACATACCTGCAATGCTTAGCGATGGCGAGTTTGTTGTTAATGCAAGAGGACTGAGCGGAATTGGGGAGGTGGAAGGCGCTAGAAAAACTACAGAAGCACAGCGTAGAGAGGGTGCTCGCATGATGTATGCGCTA